AACAAACATCCCATTTATTAATATTATTAAAACTGTCAATTATTCCATGAATATTTATATCATAATATAAATCTGGATCTATTATTATGAGTATATCAAAATCTTTAAAGTTGTTTCTCACCCAATCCAAAGTTTTTTGGCGTGCTTGAGCTATATTTTGCGTTCTATAATAATTACTAGCAACATTATTTTCCGATGTGTAAAAAAATTTACTAGGATTTTTTTGTTTATAATGATCTAAAATCTCTACCGTATTATCTGTAGAATCATTTTCATAAATATATACAATACTTTCTTTAAATAGTGATGATATTTTTAACATATTAGATATTCCTCTAGATATACAGTCAGCATTATTTTTTGTTATTCCAACAACAGCAGTTTTATAGCTTGAATAATTATTCATGTAAATGTATGTATATATTTATATGAATGAAAAATTAGAATAGAAACTCAATTTTCTTGTTTTTTTTTGTAGTTGATCGCTTCTTTTGTTTTCTTTTACCTGTCTTATGTTTGCGAGTTTTCTTTTTTTTATTTCGCTGTTTACGTGTCTTTTTTCCATCAACTACTGATTCATTAGATGTGGGACTATATTTTAAGAACCATTCATCATATGCTTTTGTTCCACGTTTATCCTTTAATTTCGCATACATTTGTGCCTTATGCTCTCTAACAGTCATTAATGTATCTTGTTTACCTATACAATTAATACTAAATCTTTTTAATAATCCTTTTTGCTCTAAACGATTCTTTTGTTGAACCATAAATAAGTATTGAGACATACATAATATTCTATCTGTGTCATAATATGGTCTATTAGCATAAATAAATGCTAAATAGAAACTTAACATTGTATCTATCGTTGCAACCTTAATAGGATTTCCTCTAACATGGATAACATTATAACTATGACAAGCTAATGGTTCATAAATAAATGCTATAGTCTCCTTACCAATTGTTACTTCATAGTTAGGAGCTATAACTTCTCCGATACCCTGTCTTTTTGTAATTTTAACATTTTTATAGTCATTATCTTCTAAACGCTCCTTCAAAATTGTAGCAGTAACTTTTGGTCTTTCAGATAATACATCAAAATCCGGGATTTTATTACTAGCTTTCCTTTTATTTTTTGGCATATAATGAGAATATAAATCATTCGCGTATGCTCCAAAAAACACTACGCCTTGGGACACTAATGAATTACGAGTCAATTCATAAATCGTACCTTTATCTGATTTTGTAAAATCATCTTCAAAATCTCGGCGAAATGTTTTATAATCACATTTACTATTTTCTAAAGGATAATTTTTATTTAATAGAGTTAATCTCTTTAACACTTTCTCCCATCTACTTACATCTCCTTTTGGTCTTGATAACTCTAAATACATTGCCATTCTTAAAAAATTAGCTGGCGCATATAATATACCATTAACCTTAATAGAGTCTTTTTTTACAGATTTAAATAATTCTAAATCCATTTGTGTTATATCAGCAACTGGAATATAATTTACAAACACTTTAAATGTCCCATGATGTATTCCAGCTTTTGCTTCTACATCCTTCCATCCTAATTTAGCATATATATCAGCTAATCCCTTTGCATGTTTCAATGCATCTCTTGAATAAAAATCGTAATCGGGTATTTCTAATTGTTTATCATAGAACTGATCATCAACTGGTAGAATATTATTAATCGCTGTTCCACCATAACATATGCACTTAGTCTTTCGTAAAAAATCTTCCACCGCAATCATCATTTCAGTAATTTCAGGTGACATAGCGCTTTCCCTCTTCGTAATTTCCTCAGCAGTATCAACCGCATCTCTTAGAATAGCTAGCTCTTTTTCTTCAAAAGTCAAATTTTTACAACTCATTATTATATATATAATAATATTATTTCTCTTATTAATATAAGTATGAAATTACAGTTAAATTCTAAATACGATATTTTCTTAATGTTAGTTCTAGTAGCTAAGGTAACATTTGTAATTTTAGCATTGAGGATCAAATATTACGAACATTCTAATTCTAAATCTAAAGAAGAACTAAATATTATATATAAACGTCAAGAAATTATTGATTTTATTGCATTATTATTAATATATATCTTATTATTGTACATATTTTTTCCACGTAGAAAAACAACTGATATAAAAATAGGTCATCATGAACAACTAATATTTTTTGCTTTAGGTATTATTGGATTATTACATTTAGACTGGTCTGTACCAGCTACTATTATAGAAAGTTTTTCTAATAAAACTATATTCCGTGATTTATATACATCATACACTGATAACGAACACATATCATCAAAATTTATATAATTTAAAATATCTTAAATAATAATTCAAGTTATTTTAATCTATTAAACGGTAAAATCGTAATATGATGATTTTGTTACTCTAGGAGCCATAGATAATGCTGGATTCTGAGCTGTAGGAGGTGCAATAGTAACTACTTGATATCTTAAATCCGCCGGTTTTAAAACAAATGAATGTCCTGTATTAGCAAAAAACTCTTCATAAAATTCTAGATTAGCATCATAATTTTGATAGCACATACCTATCATCTGAACACCATATTTCATTCCTAATGCAGCAGAAGGATTATTATCATTACTTGATACATCCGGTAGTTCCATAGTTAAATTCTTTTTATTGTAGTTTTTTAATTCGTTGAAATCAGGTGTATATTTCACCCCTGACTCTCTTAATGATCTCATAAAAACTGAATTACTACCTATATTCACTAACTCTTCTAACTTTGTACCTTCAAAAAATGGATTGCTTTTATCCGCCACTATAATGACTTTATTTGCAAAATTAGATAATGGTTCAAATGCTATACTTTCACCTGCATTTTCATAACTGTATTTTTTACCTAACAAATGGTCTCCAAATTTCTGCTGAAGAGTGTTTGTCATTGAAGTATAAATACTCTCATTCTTACTCATTATTCTTAAATTTAATATTAAAGGATCATTCGGGTTAGGACAAGTATCACCTGCAAAAGCATATGATGCTGCTATTTGCATTGCTTTGTCAAAATCTACATAATTATAAGACTCTTTTATTAAAAAACATTGTGGTTCTTCATCGGTAAAATCACATGGTATAGATGATACTGCTACTACTGGTTTATCATTTACTGAATATATCTCAAAATCTAATACTCTAACCCCTTGTCTAATAACATTTTTTAATCCACATACATCAACGAATGTATTTTTAAAATCTCCAATTGCACACGAATTATAAGATGATTTTATGTAATAATCTCGTAGTAAAAATCCTTTATAATTTTTATCCTCAAAATTTATTGATGATACTTTACCCATATCAGTATATACATCTTTAATTATCTTACAATGTGAATCTATATAAGTAGATTTAGTGTAGATATACATTATTGTTGCGGTTATTATAATAAAAATCATTATACCAACCATCCATTTCATTTTAGTACTTGCTTTTTGTTGTAATAAAGTTTTCCATACTGCTGGTCCTTGATTTGATTGTGTTGACATTCTTATCTTATATTATAATTATAAGATAATTTTTAAAATATATATTTATTTGTAAATGTCTTAAAATAAAATATACATGGTATATTAATAATGCCTGGTGGTTTACTAAACTTAATAGCTGTAGGTCAACAAAATATTATATTAAATGGTACACCTAAAAAGACTTTCTGGAAATCTTCTTATTCAAAATACACTAATTTTGGTTTGCAGAAATTTCGGTTAGATTTTGATGGTTTGCGCAAACTTAGATTAAATGATAAATCACAATTTACATTTAAATTTCCTAGATACGCTGATTTAGTTATGGATACATATTTAGTTGTTACTCTTCCACATATATGGAGTCCATTATTTCCTATTAAGGATAATTCTGAACTAGAAAAAAAAGATTGTAATACATATTATATTCCATATAATTTTAAATGGATAGAAAATCTCGGTACTCAGATGATTGATAGTATAGAAGTTAATGTTGGAGGTACTACTTTACAAAAATATTCAGGCGATTATCTTACATCCATGATGAGTAGAGATTTTTCTCATGAAAAAAAAGAATTGATTAATCAAATGACTGGTGATGTTAAAGAATTAAATGATCCAAAAAATGCTGAAAGTAATTTTAATAAAAGTTATCCAAATGCGGTATATAATACCAGTAAAGGTGGAGCAGAACCCAGTATTAGAGGAAGAACATTATATATTCCGCTAAATCTATGGTTTTGTTTGACTAGTAAACAAGCATTCCCTCTTGTTTCGTTACAATATAACGAATTAACTGTTACTGTAACAATGAAATCTATTAGGGAACTATTTGTTATTAGAGATGTTAAAAATCCATATAATAATTATGATTATATAGCCCCTAATTTTAATGAACCATCCGACCAAATGTTTATGTTTTTACAGACACCCCCCGGCTTCCCCCACGACAATATATGTTTAACCGATAGCACCCAACTGGATCCATCCAAAATAATGGGTCCTCCAGAATCTACCGAAGAGTTCTATAAGTCATATAAAGATAAAAGAGATGTATGGGATGCTGATATACATTTAATGTCCACTTATTGCTTCCTTAGTGACGATGAGAGAAGAGTTTTTGCTGCTAATACTCAAGAATATTTAATAAAACAAGTATATGAAAAAACTTTTCATAATATAGTTGATTCAGCAAAACTTAGAACTGGGTCTTCTGGTATGGTATCATCATGGATGTGGTTTGCTAGAAGATCTGATGTTAATATCAGAAATCAATGGACTAATTATTCTAATTGGGTATCTAAACATAAACCTACTAAAATTAGAGTTCCTACTAATAATAAAACAGCTAGACAACCTTGGTATTATGAGCCTAGTGGTCAGGATGAATCATTACAAGATATAACAAGTGAATTAGACAAAATGCTATATACGCCATATGCAAACTTTCAAGTATCATTACCAAGAAAGAATCCTTATTCTAATTGTAATTTTAATAAATGGCAAAGATACAGACAATATGATATCGTACCACCCCATAATGAAACGAAACAAGACTATTATCAAACTATATTAGATCAACCAGGATTTTATCCTCCTTCAACCGATATTATATGCGATAATTTCAGAGGTCCTTATACTGATGCGGCCGAAGTGAACAGTGCAAATGGTTTATTTATTGAACCTGTTTGGAAACAGCAAGGATCTATAAATACAAATTATCCTATTTATGCTCCAAGAGATCCAGTGACAGACAACTACAACGACAATACTAATATAGATATATTATTTAATGATGACAAATGCTTATTTAATATTTATAAATTGGACGAACATGACCCAAGTGGTGTATATATAGTTGACGATAATGGTGAATATATATCCATTATTGGACTAAATGTTATCGTGAGATTGTATACTCAGATCCCAACAGGTAGTGATACTCATGATCAATATTATGAGTTTAACGCCATTATTACGGATATACATAATGTTGGCAAAAAACAAAGTCTCCCAAATTTAGTTAATGGTATGAAATTAAGTATTTCTCCTAATTCTATCTCCGGCTCTACCCCCTCCACCACCTTCCAATATTTGGTTAACGCTTGGGACGAGGACCCGACCCTCCCAGGCAACTTTTGGAATTATATGACAATAAATATTACCAAGGCGGACACTAAACATCGTAACTTTTACGTTAAAAATTCTGATGAAGTCTTTTCTTATCATCAGAAATCTGTTGGGGCAATTGGAACATCAACATCTAATTATCCTTTAGATAATTGGGATTATATTAAATGTGTAAATTACATATTACACGATCCAAAGCAAAATACTAACTACCCGTGTGGTGAAAAATATAACGAATGTGTTGTTGGTAATGATAATATTGTCCAATACTATGGTAATTGGTGGGGGTCACCATATGATAGAACCGTATTTCCATTAGCATGGGGATCGGCACAGACAATGCCTGGACCATTTTCTACTAGTGGAAAATTTTCGGTTGAAAATAATAAAAATATCATAAGCACAGCAGGTATCTTATTGGATGGTAAATATAGAGAAAATTTGTTTAGATCTGGTTTATATGAGTATATTGAAAAAGTTAATGGAACTAATGGTGGAGGTCCAGATGGTATAGATGGATTATTATGTTACAACTTTTGTTTAAATACAAACCCTTTTGAATTACAACCCTCTGGAGCAATTAACATGAGTAGATTTTCCAATATTGAAATAGAATTAACCACTCATACACCACCTATTGATAAACTAGCTCAGTATGCTAATATATGTACTGATGTAACAAATGCTGATGGTAGTGTTGATAAAGTGCAAATAGGTGTTAACAAACCTAGTTGGAATATCTATGAATATACATATGATATCCATCTTATGGAAGAAAGATATAATATTGTGACCTTTACAGGAGGTAATGTAGGTTTAATGTTTGCTAGATAATATTATGGATTATCTGGATCATGAGAATTACTTAAAGGGTCATTTTTATCATTAGTTATAATTGTTTTCCAAGGATTATTTAAAATATCTCCTTCTATTGGTATAATAGAAGGTCCGAATAAATATATACCAGCATCGCCTACATTATTAGATGTAATTTTATTTAAATGTAAATGTTTCAAACGATTAGTAATAGTTTTATTATAAACATTATAATCGTTTATTGTGAAATCAAAAAATCGTTTACCACCAATCCATACATTAGAATTTTTTTTACATTCATTTATGAAAAATCTAGCCATTTTATTAGATATTGTTATAGCAATATCTGTCTTAGGAACTCTTTTATGATCATTCACATACTCAAATGGCGGTTTTTCAGGATGAAATTGTACTCCGTATATTGGGTATTTTTTTAATTCATATATACTAATATATTTAACTCCTCCTTTTCCACCATGTCCTGGTACAGATGTATTTACTGCAACGATATTGGCTACTTTAGACAGTTTTTTGCTCAATTTAGACCTACATGTTATACTCAGAGAATGTGCTTGAAAGATGCTATCTTTTTTAGACATTTCACTGATTTCTTTATTAGTAAAAATGTTACGTAATTTACTCTTTTTTTTTGTCCACTTTAATACGGACGGACCAATTTGTCCCTCTCTCTCCAAGAATTTTTCAGAAATTGATTTTTGATGTTTTAATATTCTATTTTCAGTGAGAAAAATAGCTGCTAATTCAAAACTCATACATGTGCACCAAAGTGGATAATAGTTTCCAATACCATTTTGATAGATAGAATAGTTAATTACATAATTAACTGCATCTTGATAGTGTAAAAATTGCTCATGTGTGTGAGTTTTTGAATTATCAATACCTCCTCCAATTAAAACAACTCCATTTAACTGTCTCAATAGACCTAATATTTTAGGTTTTGGTAGATCAAATTCTATAGGTACTACAAGTGCACCAGCAGATTCTAACCATTTAATATAACTTGCTGCCATGTAAGAAGTTATATGAGAATCTGTATTAGATAACCATGGAGCTGTCATTATACCTACAGTAACCATTTTTTGTTTAATACTCTCATTAATTCTATAATTAATGGTTTCAGCTAATTTTTTTTTACGCGCAATTACATTTTTCTTACTACCCCTTCTTCTTTTATATTGTCTTTTACGTGTAATTTTCTTACGCAAAGCCTTTTTATTTGATCTATATTTCCTTGTTTTTCGCATTATATATATTATAATGTGAAAATATTAATATTTTGTAGAATCTACATCAGAACCAGATGGTGGACAATTACATCCCTTTATATGAGTACCATATTGACCAATATTAGCACCTAAAGGGCCTTTATCTTGAAATATTCCTGTTATTGAAGGTCTATCAGTATATTTAACATCATACTGTTTAATTTGTCCTTGTTCGTCGGTTGGAAATTGTGAACCTGGAGCACCATAATTGTATGCACTATTATAATCTGGAGTGCTTTTCAACTCATCTTGTTTATTAATACTATTCTGTATACCATTTTGCATCTGATTTTGTATTAATCCACCTGCTCTAGCTAAAGAATTCATTAATCCTCCTGATGGATTAGAGTTCATATCATAATAGTGAAAATGGATATCACCACAAGCACCAGGTTTAATAATATCTAAATCAACAGTAGTTTCATTAGGATCAATATAAGGTGTACTATTAGTATTTTTTACTAAATTATCATTATAATCTTCAGGGTCGTGTGATGCGTCTGATCCATCAGAATATTCATTATTATCTGTAGATTCAAATGTTTGCAAAGGCTTAGGTTTATGTATCTTATCTAAATTGTCATCACTAATAACACTATTATCACTCCATTCTGGATTAATAGTTCCATCACAATTTACTCTGAATTTTTTAAACCCACAACCCATACATTGTGAATCATAACGACAATTAGCATATGGGGAACTATCGCTACATTCAAATGGGCATGTTTTATAACAATTACCCTGATCATCTTTTTCAATTTTAGAACTACAATTTCCATATATTTGAGTAGGTGATTTACAACCTTTCATACAATCTTTTTTGTTATTGATATTTTTATATGATTCTTTAATCTGTTGACTACATGTTCCTGCCAATAAAACTAATATAATAATTGCACCTAATATAAACAATTCTTTTTTCATATATAAGATATAGATAGATTAATTATTTACCAATGTTGTATTTAATTGTTTATTTGTTAATCCAAAAGTGGTACATTTGGCCATATCCTTAATATTATGAGCACCTATATATGTACATGTGCTCCTAATACCACCTAAATAATCTTGTACGGTATCATTTAAGTTACCTTTGTATGGTATTAATAGTTCTCTACCTTCTGACGATCTATAATTATTCAT